TTTTTTGGAGAGAAAATGTCAAACCCAATACCATCTAAAAATGGTTGTCTTGTAAATTGTTACTATTATTTTAATGCAACAGAACAACATCAAGGATTGGATACATTTAATATCACTCCTTTTTTATTAGAAAGTACATCAAGGAAATTTTTAACATTTACAGAGCCATCATATAAGAGAAAATTAAGAATAAGCGATTATCATACACTTGCATTTATCAATGGTACATTTTGTAAAAGTGGAAAGGGTGGACAAGATTTACCAATGCAACACGCACACGATGATACATTTATACCGAATCAATTAGCACAAGAACCTTGTGAAAGAAGTTGTGCTTATTATATATATGCACAAGCATTAAGTGATACCGGTTCGGTAATATGGACAGCAAGGGTAAGAAATTTTGATGATAATGGTGGCTCGTATTGTCCGGATTTATCAGATTGTGCACTTAATCCTTATGATTTAAGAAAAGAGGATAAATCAATACTATATGTAGGTGTTGGTCCCCAAAATATGATTAATAGTACAGTAAATGCAACACTAGGTTGGCGAAAATCCAATGGTAACCCTATAAATTTAAGTGTATGGAATGATGTAGCGACTTATAGAGTATATGCAACCAATGCCGGTGCAACAAGAATAAGTGCATACTACGAATTTGAAATAGATAAAGATGATTGTAAAGGTTACGAAACTATTCGTATTGCATACTTAAATAGAATGGGTGCGTGGGATTACTATAATTTCACTAAAAAAAGTCAAAAATCCACCAATATCACTCGTAGTAATTTTAAGCAATTTTACGGAAACAAAAATGTAAGAACATTTAAAGATAATCCTTGTAATTTATGGGATTATGGTGCATACGAGGGTGGTACAAAAACATATAATGTAAATGCAATAAATGTATTTGAAGCAAATTCTGATTTTATTACAGAGGAGGATGCAGTTCATATGGAAGAACTTTTTACAAGTCCCGATGTATATATGTACCAACCAGAATACACAACACCGGGGCAAGCATTGGAAAGATGGATACCGGTTGTTGTTACTGAAAAAGATTATATAAAACAGACAAAAGCAAATGATAAACTAATACAGTATGTTGTACAAATACAACAAGGACACGAAACTAGAATACAACGATTATGATAGAATTATTTGCGTCAAGAGGTAGTAATGGTAGGCAACAATATTCAAGATTGGATACCTACGGAAATGAAAACATAGGATTGACATTCCAAATTGATGAAATTAGGAGTTTGAAAAATAAGAACGCTAGTTATTCCAAATCATTTAAACTACCGGCAACCACAAATAATAATAGATTTTTTGAGCATTTTTATGACTTGGATAGATATAATCTATCATTTAATCCATATAAAAAAGTAGATGTATATATGGAAGTTGATGGTATAAGGGTTATTGAGGGATTTATGAGATTACTAGGCACACTAGAGAAACAAACAGAAATATCCTATGATGTCGTTATATTTAATCAAGTTGCAAATTTATTAGACAGTCTAGGAGATGCTACACTTAATCAATTAGATTATACAGAATTTGCACACGCATTTACATATGATAATGTTGTAAATAGTTGGAAACAATTATTTTTTGATGGTATAAATCCACCACAGCAAGTTGATTATGTTTATCAAATAATCAATGACGGTACAATGGAATTGGATACAAATGGAAATATACCTTTAAATCCAAGAATTAATTATGTATTGTCCTTACGATTAAAAAGAATACTACAAAAGATATTTCAGTTTGCCGGATTTAATGTAATTTTTAATGGGTATTTAAACACATCAGAATTTGCTAATCTGTATATGGATACCACAACAAAAAGGAATTTTGGCGAATCAATACCCGTCCAAGAAATAAGGTCAAGAAACACACCAAGTGGTCCCTATTCTTGTGGTTGTGATGCACCGGTAAGTGGGTATCATTTAGGAACAACACCGGGAACAGCAATAGCTGTACCAACAACAATAAAAACCGGAGACCCTAATAACGATTATAATGAAACAACATCAATATATACTGCACCTAATGATTGCACATTAAGTTATGTAATTACACTAAAGATTGTAAACATTACAAATACTATGGTTGATGTTTTTATGAATATCAATGGGGTAACAGTAGGTTGGCAATCACATTCTAGTGGTAACCCCGGAAGTGGGTATCCCGACCCTTGTTTAGCGAATAAAAATACAATAACATTCACGGGAACACATCCTATGCTTGCCGGTGATACTGCTGCATTTACATTCCACGCAAGTTATGCAACACAAAACACACCAAACCACATAAATCAATGGAACTTATGTTTGGGTGCCGGTAACGATAATTCATTTGTGTTTGTAATACAAAATCAAAGTGTTGGTAGTTTAATGGAAACACAATTCTCTGATGTAAAAATGGCTGATGTTGTTAAAGATGTGATGACAATGTTTAATGTAATTACAGAGGATAAAGGAAACAGAACAATAGAGTTCACTCCATACCCTAATTACATTAGTTCTAATGTATTGGATTGGACAAATAAGGTTGATATTAATGAATTAAAATTAGAAACAGTAGAGATACCGAAAGAATTAAATTTTTTACACGCAAACGACAACAATGATTATTATTTGGAAACATATTTATTGGATAATGATATAAATTACGGACAACAAAAAGTGCAATTTAGTACAGATAGTGAGGAAATAGAAAATATACAATTAAAAGTATTTGCAGCACCATTTTTAAGAACAATAGAGGGTGCCAATACAACACATCTACATCATTCCGGAAAAGAGGAAGATGACGGTATTGTATCTTTTAAAAATAAACCAAGAATTGTACACTTGAAAGGTAGTTATAACAATGATGATTTAACACCTACAACATTTATGGAAATTATTGATACCACAAATGGATTGTTTCAATGGGTAGTGCCGGGAACCGGTCATAATGAATACCCCGAGATACATCACTATAATCAAAAAATAGCAAGTTGTACATCTTCATCAAATTCATTTTTATTTGGTGCAATAAATCCTAGTGCAATAGTTGGATTACCTAATCAACCGACAAGAACATTATACAATAGGTTTTGGAAAGATTATATTAATGAAAAATATAACAATAATGCTAGATTGTTAAAATGTAAAATTGTATTGTCAGCAACAGATATATTAAATTTAGATTTTGCAGCAAAATATCAAATACAAGACCAATTTTATAGATTAAATAAGGTTGATTATAATACAGACAAAAATAAATTATCAAGCGTAGAATTAATTAGGATATAATGAGAACAATAGACAGCATATCAGAACTAGGACTTGTACTTTTTGTAGATGACCAATCAGACTTTGACAGAGAAAGAGATGACAAAATAACTACAACAAAAGGTACAGAAAGAGATTGTTTGGACTATGGTTATAGATTTATTGATGGTGAATGTTATGCATTTGCACAAAGTATAAAATCAAATTTTGAAACCTCAACAAATAGAGCAAACAATTCATCAACTAGAGGAAATGTTTTATTAGGACAAAATCATTTATTGTCAAGTGGCAATCGTAATGTTGCAATAGGGTACGATAACACCTCAATAGACAATGGTATGTATAGTGTAGTTAAAGGATATAATAGTTATAGTGAAAACTATGGGTTGAATACTTTTAGTGCGTTAGACACGACTTTTGGTAAAAGAGCAAATATATCTGAAACACATTATTTTGCTACGGTACCGGCAGTTGCCGATGGGAACGATAGTGAGGATATTGTTGAGATATTTTTAGGTGGTGTTGTTGGTCAAAGATTTTATACTGCACCAAAGGATATGAATGCTGCATATTATATGCATTTTACCGGTATCGCACAAACAAGTGATGGTAGACACATAGCAGTAATAGACCAAAAATTACATTTTTTTCAAATGAATACATTTTTACGACTTGGTGAAGGAAGTTGTATGCCTTGTCCAATGAATATTGATGAAAGCTTCCCCTTTCAAATGGGTGTTAGAACCGAGGGCATATCTAAAGGTGCAGCAGAAAATTTTGTAGGTAAAAATGCTATTTATGTTTATGTTGGTAAATATGGCTTCCCATATTCAGTAAATATAAGAGTAAAAATAGTTGAGGTTAGAAATCAAATACTATTTCAAGGTAATGAAATACTTAATCCAACATTTGCGAATAACGGACAAAATTGGACAACGGGTAATGTTGTTGGAAATAATACAATAGAATTTATGCAAGGTGGTGGTGTTAAAATGGTAGGTGATGGAACTAGGAATTTTAGAATAAGGTCAAATGCAACACCTTGGTTGGGTTCAACTGTAATGATAGAATTTGACGCAAAAGGAATTAATGGTGCAAACCCTAATATATTATTGAATGGAAATAATCGTAATATAATTACTATAACACAAGAGGGTAGATACCGATTTATGTACCAAGGCACAACCGGTGGTAATTATATACAATTTATGATTAATTCAACAACCGGTGCCGGAAGTGGAATAATAAATAATGTATCATTTAGAAAATTAAGTGGATATGAGATTTAAAGTTTTAGGAAAAATAGTAGAAATGAATATGACAGTATTGAAAGATACAATGATGTTCTTTGGTATAAAATTAAAGACAAAAAATAACGATATAATAAGAGGAAAATGGCTGAAGAAATAATTGCAAAAGTAGGTGTTGATACCGGTGATAGTGAGAAAAAACTAGAAGATGTAAAAGAGGGAATTGAGGATGTAGGTAAAGCCGCCGAGGATACTGCAAAGGCAGCCCCTAAAGCTGCAAAAGGTGTACAGAAAATTGGTGCAAGTTTTGGTAGTCTTGTTAAGGCAACCGGTATCGTAATGGTTATATCTAAAGTCTTTGAATTTCTATCAGAAGCATTACAAAGAAACCAAAAAATAGCAGATGCAATAGCGATAGTATTTGACACTATTTCAAATGTATTTAATCAAGTTGTAAATGTACTTGTATCTGTTTATGAAAGTGTATCAGCAAATAATGAGAATTTTGACGCATTAGGAAAAGTTTTAAAAGGAATAATCACTATTGCTATTTCACCATTTCAATTAGCATTTTATGGATTAAAATTAGGAATACAAGAAGCGGCACTTGCTTGGGAAAAATCAATTTTAGGTAGTGGTGATACAGAAACAATTAAAAAATTAGAAAACGGTATCAAAGATACCACAGCATCAATCGTAGAAATAAAAGATAATGTTGTAGATGCCGGTAAAAGCATTGTAGATAACTTTGGTGAAGCAGTAACAGAAACAGTAAGCATTACAAAACAAATTACAAAAGGTATAGGTGAAATTGATGTACAACAAGCAATACAAACAGCCAAGACAAATAGGAGATTAGAAAATACTGCGGCACTAGCAAAAGTACAGATGCAAGGATTAATTGAGGAAAATGATAGGCTTGCAGAAAAACAAAGACAGATTAGGGATAATGAAAATGCTACGATACAAGAAAGATTAGATGCAAATAAAAAATTAGGAGAGATACTTGACCAACAAGAAAAGGATATGTTGGCACTAGCTGATTTACAAATTGCGGCAGCACAAGCAGATTTGAAAGAGTTAGACAATCAAGAAAATCGTATCAAATTACAAGAAGCATTAAATGAGAAAAAAGGTGTTGAAGCACAAATAACGGGATTTAGGTCAGAACAATTAACAAATCAAGTATCGTTAGAAAAAGAATTGCTTGATATTAAAAGTCAAATTGCAGCAGAAAGTATAAGTGGTTTGGAAAAAGAATTACTTGAAACAGAACAGCATTATGATGAACTTATAAAATTAGCAGTAAAAGCCGGATTGGATACAGAGGATATTGAAAAACAAAAAGAGGAAAAATTAAAGGAAATAAGAGACAAAGCAAGAGAGGAGGAAAGAGAAGCAGTATATGAACAAATGCAAAGCACTTTAGATGTAGCATCACAAATGGCTTCATCAATATCAAGTATAACTGCACAAAGAGAAGCAAATGAACTACAATCAATAGAGAATAAATTTGCCGGTGAATTAAAGGCAGCAGAGGGTAATGCAGAATTGACTGCACAGATTGAGGCTAGAAAACAAGCAGAAACCGAAAAGATAAAAAAACAATTTGCCGGTGCCAAGAAACGAGGTGCAATAGCAGAAGCATTGATTAATACATTCCAATCAGCAACAAAATCATTAGCAGATTTTGGCTTCCCTATCGGTGCAATTTTTGCTGCATTAGCAATAACACAAGGTATGTTACAAGTCAAGAATATACAAAACACACCGGCATTTGCACAAGGTGGTATTGTAGGTGGATTTGGTACCGGAAATAGTGATAGTACGACTGCAAAATTAAGTAAAGGGGAAAGTGTTATCAATGCAAAAAGTACAAGAATGTTTAAACCATTATTAAGTACGATTAACGAAGCCGGTGGTGGTAGGGCATTTGCCGGTAATGACGGGAGTGGTGGAAATACTGCCGGTGTTGTCAAAGCATTTGTAGTTGCAGATGATATGACAAACGAACAAGATAAATTAACTAAAATAAGACGAAAAGCAACAATCTAAAATTAAAATTATGCCGTGTAATAAATGTAAAAATGGGAAATATAAGTGGGGTACAAAAGGAGATTGTATGTATGATAGTTTGCAAGAATGTGAAAATGCAAACCAATATACTGAAATTGTAGAACTTGTTGTTGATGATGAAAATTTGGATGTTGCTATTGACGCAATTTCTTTAGTATCTGAACCGGCAATAGAAGTGGATTTTGTATACCTAAATAAGAAAAAAAATAATTTGGTATTGGCTAAAACTATTGATGAGCAGAGATTATTAATCAGTCCGGCATTAATACCAAACAAACAAATATATAGATTTGACGAAACTAGTGGACAAGAATACTATGTGTACTTTACAGAGGAAACTGTAAAAAAAGCAAGTGAAATGTATTTACGCTATAACAATAACAATAGTGCAACAATACAACACAATGAAAATACAGAGGGAGTACACACAATAGAGAGTTGGATTGTACAAGATGCAGAAATGGACAAGTCAAAATTATATGGATTTAATGTACCTAATGGTACTTGGTTTGTAACAATGCGAATTGAGAATGATGAGGTATGGAATAGGATAAAAGAGGGAGAATTAAAGGGATTAAGTATCGAAGGATATTTTGTAGATAAAATGGAAACACTAGGAAAAAAGAAAAAGAAAAAGAAATACGAAAAAGTAGGAGAAATTGATGGAATGCCATTATATGAAACCAAAGAGGAAGCGATAGAAGTAGCAAAAGAAATGGGTTGTGAGGGTTATCACGAACACGATGGTTTGTTTATGCCTTGTAGCGACCACGATATTATTGAAGCATTATCAGAATTGGTATTAGATAGTGAATTTATCAGTCCAAATCCTTGTTGGGATGGTTATGAACCAATAGGTCATAAAATAAAAGACGGTAAAAAAGTGCCAAATTGTGTACCTATTGAGGGTAAAAAAAAAGTGAACTAGAAAGTTATACTGATTATCCAAAAGGTGCAACCAATAATGCTAAAAGAGCAATAAAATATAAAGAGGAAAATGGTAGCACTTGTGGTACAAAGGTAGGTTGGACTAGAGCAAGACAATTAGCAGATAGGAAACCAATATCAAGAGATACTATTGCAAGAATGGCGTCATTTAAACGACATCAACAACACAAAGATGTACCATATTCAGAGGGTTGTGGTGGATTAATGTGGGATGCTTGGGGTGGCTCTAGTGGTGTTAATTGGGCAATATCAAAATTAAAGCAAATAGATAAAAAATAACGAATTTGTAATAAATACAAACAAACTATATTTACTTAAAACATATACTATGTCGCAGATAGAATTTATAAAAAAAGCAAAAGCCGAAAAACAAAGATTAAGCAAATCACCTAATAAAGTAGAGTTAGCAAGATTTGAATTTTCTGTTGTAGATGAAATGTCAAGTGCAGAGGCTACCTCAAAGGAACTAGCAAAACAAATAACAGCAGTTATGAAAACATCAACAAAGATGTTTAAGGATATGGAAAAATATGCAAAAAATGCTAATAAGGAAATAAATAAAATGATAAAAGCATATAATGCAGAATTGAAAAAAGGTGGTTCATTAAAAACCGAGGTTGAAGCACAAGTAAAATCAAATAACGATATATTTGATAAAGTTGTAAAAGGTGCAAGAGCATTAGGAATGGATGCTGAAGACATACAAGGGTATAAATCCTTTGATAAAGCAGATAATGCATTACTAAAAGCACAAGGAGATGATGAATACGAGTATTTAGGTGAAAGCTTTTCTGATGAAAATTGGACAGTAGGTTAAAAATAAATTAAATAAATAACTATGGATATTAAAACACGAATAAGAGTAGCATTAGGCATAGAAGATGAGCCGGTTGCACTAGCCTTTGAGGGCAAACTAAAAGACGGAACAATTATCGTATCAGAAGCCGATGCACTAGGAGAGGGTGTTGAGGTTATGGTTATGACAGAGGACGGAACAACAATTCCGGTACCGGTAGGAACTTATGAACTAGAAGATGGTAAAAAGTTCGAGGTAAAAGAGGAAGGAATTATCGCTAGTATGGAAGAAGCAGAAGAGGAAGTAGAAGCCGGTGATGATGATGAGGATTACAAAGACGAGGACAAAGAGGAAATGTCTGTGGAAAACAAATTGTCAGAATTTAGCGAAGTAGTTATGACTATATTCCAAGAATTAAGAGAGGAAATTGATACTCTTAAATCTGAAATAGAGGAAGTAACAAATCAATCGTTAGCAAAAGACGAAAATATAGAGGAGTTGCAAAGTGAAAATTTAGAGTTATCAAAAAAACTCAAAGAGGAACCGGCAACAGAAAACATAAACATTAGAAAATTTTCAGAGCAAAAAGCTGTTAAATTAACAAAGCAAGAATATAACAGATTGACTGCACAAGAAAGATTTTTATATAACTTAAATAAATAATTAAATTAAAATTTGAAAAAATGGCAAATCCAAAATTAAACAATGTAACATACGCGGGAGAACACGCCGGTCAGTATATTTCGGCAGCATTTCTTGAAGCAAAAAGTTTAGACTTTTTAACTAGTTACGAAAATATAAAATACAAAAGAGCAATTTCTGTTTTTGGCTTAACACAAAGTAGTGATGCCCTTATAAAAAATGCAAGTTGTGATTTTGACTCAGTAGGTTCAACAGAATTAACAGACAAAATTCTTGAGCCAAAATTACTAGAAGTAAATTTACAATTATGTAAAAATGATGTATTAGCAGATTGGCAAGCAGCACAAATGAAAGCCGGTGCAAACAATTCAGATTTCTCATCTGATTTTACAAGTTTTGTATTCTCTTATGTTGCGGGTACAATAGCAGATGGAGTTGAGAAAAACTTATGGACGGGTGCAGGAGCAACCGGTGGACAGTTTGAAGGACTTTTAACAGCAACAACGGGTGCATTTGCAGTAGATGGTAATGTAGCAGGAGTAAATAAAACTGCGGCATTTGATTCTACAACAATTATTGCAAACATTGAAAAAGCATTAACAAATGTACCGAGTACAGTATATGGAAAAGATGACTTGTACTTATATATGAATACAAAATCATACAGATTTTATATTGATGCAGTATCTAAATTAGGATACTTAAATGCATACAATATGCAAGGTGATTACATTCCAATGGCTAATGGCGTTAAAATCGCTATGTGTCCAGGTATGCCGGATGATACTATTGTTGCAGCAAGAAAATCTAACTTAATGTTCGGTACAGATTTAATTTCTGACCAAACAGAAGTAAGAATGCTTGATATGAGTGCATTAGATGGCTCGGATAATATCAGATTAGTAGCAAAATTCTCGGGTGGTACACAAGTAGGTATCGGCTCAGAGGTTGTACACTTATCATAATTAACTAATAATGAGGGGGAGATTAATTTCTCTCCCTTATACTAAAAAAATAAAATATGGCTTGTAATTTAACAAAAGGTAGAGGTCTAGATTGTAAAAATGTAATGGGTGGAGTGAAAAGAATTTATATTCAAACACTTGCTGATACATCATTTACTAAAGACGCACCGGCTGCCGGACAAATCAACGCAGTTGATATAGCAGAGGGTGGTGTTGCGGCAGCAAACAATCTATACCAATATGACCTACCAAGAGGGACTGCCTCTTTAACAGAAACAATTACCGGTTCATCAGAAAATGGAACAGTTTTTTATGAGCCGAGTGTAAATATAAAACTACATGCGTTAAAAGTCGCAGATAGAAATGAATTGAAATTATTAACACAGAACAGAACAATCATATTCTGTGAATTACAACAACAATATGCTAATGGACACAATGTTATCGTAGTAGTTGGTTGTGAGAATGGAATGGATTTATTGACGGGTACTGAAGCAAGTGGTACTGCAGCCGGTGATATGAATGGTTATGACTATACATTCACGGGTAGTGAGCCACAACCAATGTATTTTCTAGAGGATTATACATCAGCACCTTTTGATAATAGCGGATTTGATGTTTCTTTGGTAAATTCATAATCTATCGTTTATATATATGTAAGAAAAGGGGGTATGTTTACCCTCTTTTTTTTGTATTAATGTAATAAATCAATAAAATTTATATTTACTATAAAGAATTTATGATATATGTAATGGGACCTAATGCTCAATTCCCTACAACAACGGGAACTATAAAAGCACCTTTATTGAGTACAAAAAGAGACAATAATTTGGATAAGGATTATCTGTTTACATTATCGAATGATTTGTCAAAGGAAACAAAAACTGTTGACCCCTTTAATATACAAAACACACCAAGATTTAGTAACATTTTTTTCAGTTTGGTATTTAATGAAGCAGATGAGGATTTATCAAACGGAAAAGTACATTTTGAACCAACCGGTAGTTATACATATAGTGTAATATCAAAAGATGATGGTTATGTACACGCAAGAGGAAAATTAATTTTATATCCTTATGGAAACTTTGAAACTACACATAAATTTGGAAATGAAGTAACATATAAAGAACATACAAATCCAACAACTAATAATATATACATTCAAGCATAATGAAAACGAGACTATCACAAGTTTATTTAGAACAACAAACTGCACCTAAAATTGTAGAAAATGATAGGGTAGATTGGATAGAGTATGGTGAGGGGGAATATAGAAACCAATACCCACAATTTTTAATTGACTTGTATAATTCAAGTGCTACACATTCTGCTATTGTAAATGCAACATCAGAAATGATTGCCGGACAAGAAATAGTTATTGAAGATACCGGTGATTTATCTAATCAAGTAGAATTAAAGCAATTTTTTGCTAATATCAATGGCAAAGGACAAAGTGTAGATGAATTATTGAAAAAAACTGCATTTGATTTAAAGTTACACGGAGCATATGCTTGGAACATTATATGGAATGTAGAAAGAACAAAGATTGTACAAGTACATCATATACCGGTAGAAAAGGTTAGAAGTGGCAAACCTGATGCATTAGGTAATGTTAAGTGCTATTATGTTAGTAATGATTGGACAAAAATAAGACAAAAACAATATGCACCACACAAAATTGACGCTTTTGATACTAATAATAGAACAAGTCCTAATGCTATTTATTATCACGGCTTGTATACTGTTGGTT